CGAGATTTTAGGCTTTAAAGATTGGGATATGGTGCACGACGACATGGAGAAGTTTATCAATCGTAAAAGCATCCGGAAACTTCTCCTTGTGCCTCGCGGCCATTTGAAGACGGCCATGATTACAAAAGGTTTTTCTATTCAGTCGCTTCTCCGCAATCCGGACATTCGTATCTTAATCGCCAATCAAGTCTGGGACAAATCGAGGGAAATGCTCTATGAAATCAAACAGCTCCTCACAGAAAAAACAGATCTTCCAAAACTATTTGGAGACTTTGTTTCGGAACGCTGGCGGGAAGACGATATTGTTATCCGACAAAGACGGAAAGCTCTGGCGGCTCCAACGATTGGAACTTCCGGAGTGGAAGCAGAATTAACGTCTTCGCACTATGACCTGATTCTCTTAGACGACTTGCAGGGCGAAAAGAATTTCCAGACTCCCGAGCAGCGCGAAAAAGTAAAGCGCTACTACCGCTCTATGATCGACTTAATTGAACCAGGCGGAACCATTATCGTGATCGGTACGCGCTGGCATTTGGATGACGTCTATCAGTACATCATTGATAACGAAACCGAATACTACGACGTGATGGTTCGTAAAGTCATCGAAGACAACACAATCATCTTCCCCAAGAAATTCCAAAAGCAGTTTGATACCAAATCCAAAAGCTGGAAGGCGGTTGATTTCCACTGCACCGACTATATTGAGTATCTTCGCAAGCGTCCGAGCGAAGAATTCTCCAGTCAATACATGAACGATCCCATTGATTCCCAAAACCAGATCTTTAAGAAGGAGTATTTTAAATACTACGACAGGCGTCCCGAGCGCTTGTTTGTTTCGATGACGATTGATCCCGCCATTTCAGAAAAAAGCGCGGCTGACTTTTTCTCGATCAACGTCTCCGGCATGGACGAGCATTACAAGATCTTCGTCTTAGACACGCTGAAGGGCCACTGGAAGGTGTCCGAATCAATCGACAACATCTTTACGACTTATCAGAAATGGAATCCTTCTGTGATCGGCCTTGAAACGGTCGCCTATCAGAAGGCTCTTAAATCCTGGTTGGAAGAAAAGATGCGCGAGCGCGGCGTGTACTTTCCGATCACTGAATTAAGACGGAGCACGAACGAAACTAAAGAGTTCCGCATTAAGGCGCTTGAACCATTCTACCGGGACGGACTCGTCTTTCACGCGCCTTGGATGAAATCGCTTGAAACGGAGCTCCTGCAATTTCCGCGCGGCAAACACGATGACGAAATCGACGCCTTTGCCTCGCAGTTGGAACTCCTCGTTCCAGGGGATTCTCAGAGGGCGACCGACATCCCCGTCGGCTCCTGGGAAGAAGCGTTTCAACAGGCGCGTAAACGGGGTCGAGGCTATGAGGACTTTTTCCATGAGAGGGCCGCGTGAAAGACTCCGATAAAAAAGAATCGCAGCAAGTCCAGAAATGGCAGGACCGTATTTCCGTTTCCAAGCGCTGGCGTGAACAGGTCGCGCAGGAAAACAATTGGGAGAATCTCTTAGACGAAATTAAAGGCAAGTACGATGTGGTGCTCGGCAACATTCAAGTCCCGCCGATTAATGAGATGTACGCCTATAAAGATTCGTCACTAGCAAATCTCTACTACAAAGATCCCTTTATCGCGGTGAACGCTAAAAAAGACGCGACGATCTTGTCCGCCTACATCTTGGAGGCCGGCGTCAATCATTTGTGGGCGGAACTCAAACTTAAATCCGACATTGAACTGCAAATTGTTGACGGTCTTTTTGTGGGACACGCCTGGAATAAGGTCGGAAGTAATTTCAAAACCTCGGGATCCGGCGACTTACTCAGCATAACGGAAGATTCCATTTATGCCAATCGCGTCTCCTGGCGCGATATGTATATGAACGTCGGATGCAAAAACCCGCCCAAGGATAACATCTGGCTTGCCCAAAGAATCTACCGGCCTACCGAAGACGTAAAAAAGGATTATCCCAAAGCAGCCAAGCGTTTGACGGGATCGTCTTATCCGTCGATTGATATCAAGTACATGAAGAACATCCTCTACAAAGAGGATTTTAACTATACCGCCATCTACGAAGTATGGGACGCGCACGAGCGCAAGATCTACACCTTGGCCGACGAAATTAATAATCAATACTTGGAAGACCCAAAGGATTGGCCCGAGTGGTTGGACGAGTTTCCGTTTCAGTTTCTTTCCTTTCACAACATTCCTGACGAGCCCTATCCTCAGTCGGACGTGGCGCCATGGGAACCGCAAGTGAAAGAGAAAATCAAACTCTTTACCATGTGTCTCAACTTTGCCAAGCGCTGGAATCGACAACTGCTTATCAAGAAAAATTCAATGGGACTGGCCGAACTGGACAAATTCGAAAAGGGTATCGAAGGATCAATCTTGCAAGCGGCAACGACGGGCGACATTCAAAGCGCCTTTAAAATGCTTGATTGGGGATCCATGCCTCCCGACTTTTTTATGCTGCTTGACCGCTTGGACGCGCTTATCGACCGTATTCGCGGCCAGTCGCAGTTTATGCAGGGCGGCGTGACGAAAACCGCGACGCGAACCTCATCCGAACTCGAACTCATTAAAGGCGGAGCAGACGCGCGCAACGACCGGAAACAAGACCGGATTGAGAATCATTGCGCCAACATCGCGCGCCATCTTGTGAAGCAGATGAAAAACAACTTCGACGTTCCCTATATCGCCAGAATCACCGGAAAAGAACCGCCCGAGATTATTCAAGCGTTTCAGAATCAGGGCATTTATGATCCGGCGTCTCAGACGATTAAGTTCGATAAAAAGCAGATTCAGGGCGAGTTTGACGTGAAGATTAAAGCCGGCTCGACATTGCCGCTCGACAAGATGACTCGCGACAAGATCCTAACTAGCGTCTATCAAATGTCGATACCTTTGGCGCAGGCGCCGTCTGTTCCTCCGTTTATTGCCGAAGTGGTGAAAGAGCTCTTGAAGGACTATGAGATTAAGGGCTTGGAAGTCGCCTTCGATAAGCAGCAAAAAGAAGCGGAGGCAAAAGCGGACGCTCAGGCGCAACAGGCGTCTATTGAAGACGATAAGGTAAAGGCCGAAACCGCCAAGCGTAACGCTCAGGCTCAGAATGTGCAGATCGACACTCTGATAAAAGGTGTGCAAGCTCACGGCAAGGCGACCGGCGTACTCGCGCCCGAGGAGTCTTTAACATGAAATGCGGCGGTTGCTTAAATCCAAGTGCCTATCAGACTCACGGATACGTGGGAGACAACGGAGACTTTATTGAGACGTGCGATCGCTGCGGCAATCTCTCTTCCGGTGACGCGCGCGTCTATGACGTGTTTTGGAATGGTAAGCCCTATTTCTCTGAAGCGCTCGGAGTTGAATTTACAAGCCGCAGCCAAAAGGCGCGTGTGATGAAAGAGATGGGAGTGTCCGAGCTCGGAACCCAAAAGCTTGAACCCAAGTCATGGATCGACGGAACCAGAGACTTTCGGCGCAAGCAGTTTGATAAAGAGCGTCCCATGATTCGCGAGACGTACAAGAGGTACTTGGACAATGCCCGCCGTAAGTGAGAAGCAGCGGCGGCTTTTTTCGATGGCGGCGGCCATGAAAAAGGGCAGGGTCCGCAAGTCTTATAGTGCCGAGGCAAAACGAATCGCGCAATCGCTCTCAGTACCAAAGATTCGAGAATTTACGCAGAAAGTTGAACAGTAAGGAGAAAAACACATTATGCCAGACACCGCAGTAGCGAGCCCGACACCTGAAGCACCGGCGGCGACACCTGGAGCAGCTCAGGAACCCGTTTCGGTTGATGCAGGAACGGTTCAAACTAACGGAAGCGAAGCGGCGGAGGCCGCACCTTCCGAAGAGACTTTTTATAGCGGCGATCCAAATAGCCTCCCGCCTGAACTTCAGCAGGCGTATAAGAACATGCTGAAGGATTACAAACAGAAAACCATGTCAGTTGCCGACGTGCGGAAAAAGGCTGAAGCGTTTGAAAAAGTGTCCTCTCGCGCCGATTTTAAAGATTGGTGGGAAGGCGCTTCCAAACAGCAGAAAGCTGAATTCAAGGAACAGAAAGCGGAGATGGAAAAGTCTCTTGGCGAGAAGATATCGGATGCTGAGTTTCGCGAGGCATTTGATACCAAGGATGGTTTCTTAAATCTTCTAGCCAAGGTTGCAGGAATGCAGAGCGAAAAGGCGCAAAAGAAGATCGAAACGCTTGAGCAGAAGCTTTCCGTCAAAGATGCTCAGGACGTGGTTGACTCTTTTGCGACGGAGATCGATAAGGCGTCAGGTAAACCACTGCGCCCCGATTTCTATTCGCTTGACGAGGATTCTCTGATAACGGGTTACTTAAACATTAACCCGCCGGAGAACAGTACTCCCGAAGCGTGGACCTCAAAACTTAATGAGGCGTATGGCTGGGCTAAGACTCTTTCTCAAAAATACTACGAGAAAGGCAAGGCCGAAGCTCTGCAAATTATTAAGCAGAAGGCCGCCGCATCGTCCGAACCTCCGACTCAAGCTGCTAAAGGCGCCTACACAGGGCCGAATCCAAAGAATATTTCTCCACGCGAGGCACTTGAATTGGCGAAAAAAGGCATCCGCGTTCCGCGTGATGACTAATTAGGAGGCCCTAAAATGGGTGCACCACTTACACAAAGCTATGGACCGGGGAACGTTGACGAGCTACTAACTACGTCGCTCGTAAACATGATTCCTGGTATTCGAGACAACATCTTTAAGTCCAATCCTGTTCTCAAATGGTTGTACGAGGGCAAGGGCGGCGGAAAGATGCGGAAAAAAGGCGGCGTGTCTCTCTCGCACGCAGAGATGTACGCGAAGAACACAACGGCTTTGGCCTATCAGCGTTACGACACGTTGGACACAACTCCGCAAGACGGACTCACTCGCGATCAATGGTTCTGGGCTCAATACGGAGCGACTGTCACGATTGACGGATTCAGTGAACGTGTGGCTAACGCCGGCGATTCCAAGTTGGAAGATCTCTTGGAAGCTAAGAAGATGCAAGCGGAAGAATCTCTGTCTCTTTTGTTAGAGCAGGATATTTTCGCCGCAACCGCCGTAACGAAGCATATCGAACCATTGACGACGATTGTCGCCACTTCCGGTCAGGTCGGTGGAATCAATGGCACCACAAATACGTGGTGGCAGGCGTGCGCTGCGACTTCTTCAGGCTCTTTTGCAGCCCAGGGTCGTAGTGATTTAACGAATGCGTGGAACTTGGTAAGCGTTCAGAATCCCATTGGTGGACCTGAAATGATTGTGAGCGATCAGAGCTCGTTTCAGTATTACGAGTCGTCTTTGGTTTCTCAAGAGCGTTTCATGGACAACAAATTGGTCGATATCGGAATTCAGAACTTGCAGTTTAAGTCTACTCCGTGGACCTGGAGTCCCCAGGCTACCTCTGGCGTGATTTATCTTCTGCATTCCAAGGGAATTGAATTCATCGTCAACTCGGATACGGATTTTCTCGTGACCGACTTCGTAACTCCGTCGAACCAAGATGCGCGGACCGCTAAGATTCTTTTGGCTTGTGCGCTCACAACTGGCAATCGTCGGAAACTGGCGAAATTGACGGGCGTGACAGCCTAAAAGGAGGCTACTTATGGCATTTGCTACAGCCAATGTTAGAAAAGCGGCCTTCGGAGACTTGAAAGTAACAGCGGGCGATTGGACGGAGACGTTACCTGGACAGGCCAATGCGACGTTTAATGTGGAAGGAGGCCGCGTGTATTTGGCGCGGTTTGATTCACAAGATTCGAGCGGCGGTCCCGAACAGGAAATCCCTGTGATTATTTCCTCGAATCCTGGGGCCGGTGTTATAACGCTCTCGATCGGAAATCGTCAGGTTGTGGCATCGGGTCGGTTCATAATTATTAGTGCTTGATTGCCGCGAAGGGCCGGCGGGCGCGTAAAGCGCTCCAAGCTACAGCGAATCAACACAAAAGGAGATTCAAATGTTAATTCAGCAATTAAATCGTACAGATGCAGAACGAGTTCAAATGATGGTGAAAAACGTGGATGGTTCCGGATCCATCACGACAGGATGGGGTGTTATGTTTGCAACCGCCGGAGCTTCTATTGATGGCGTTAGCTCGGTCAAGTCGACCGCTGCGGCCATCAAAGGGTTTGTCGGGGTAGCGACTCAGGACATCGCGATTAACGGGTTCGGGCTTGTTACCGCGTGGGGATATGTGAATTCTGTTCAAATCTCCAACGTTGGAAGTTCGATCACGATCACAGCCGGCGATACGCTTATTCCTGGGGCAGTGGCGGGAACGTTCTTCTCGTCCATCACGGCGCAAGCGATGTCGACGTTGCTTTATCGGTACGTTGTGGCTGCGGCCACCGTTCCAGTTGATCTGTCGAACCTGAATCAGTCCTACTTGCCTGGGATTGTAAAGGCTCTCTAGTTCATGCCAAGGGGCGAGGTTATGAATGCGATTCTAAAAGGGCTAGGCCAGAGGCCGACGCGGTATTTACTGCGCTGGACGCCTAGCCTAAAGAATCCGTTTCACTTCGACCTCTTGGAAGTTTCCCGTTGTCAGACGGACGGAGGGGTTGTGACGCCTACTATGCCGCAGCGCCTCCGTCCTCTGCACGCGGGTCATCGGATTGTCGATCCAAGTCATTTCTCGATATGGGAATTCTTTAAAGTGCAAATGAGACTGATCGTATGAGTGAAATTGTCCAGCCCGAGGATTTAGCCAAGACAAAAGATCCGAACGTCATTCGGGTACTCGTGGGAATTCCGCATGAGGGAATGACGGGTTCCGAGGCTTATTGCAATAGGCTGACCATGTTCAAGCATTTGGGACATTTGGAAGAAAGAGGAAAGCTTCTTAAGACGACGCCGCGCTTTGAATTCTATTTCAAGACGTGCGGTCGTATGCACGTTCATGTGGCGCGCGATGAAATGGCAAAGGCGGCTCTAGTGTCTGACTGCGACTATCTTTTCATGGTTGATGACGACATGATTGCTTCCGACGATCTCTTTGAGCAGCTTTACGCCAGCCAAAAGGATATTATCGCGCCACTCGCCTTTACCCGCAATTTCCCGCACAAGCCTGTTATTTATTCTTGCCGTGAGGGGTGGGATTCCGTCGCTCAATGCGTCCAGTTTACGAATTTTTCTGTAATGAACTATCCCAAGGAAAAGCTCGTCGAATGTGATGCGGTGGGGTTCGGCGCCGTCCTTATCAACGTGGATTGCTTTAGAAAAATGCCGCAGCCGTGGTTTATGAATCCCTACAAGACCGGAGAGGATATCAGCTTTTGCTATGAGGCCAAGAAATACGGTTTTCGCACGTGGATGGATACGCGCGTGAAACTCGGCCATGTCAGTCATCCGCTGATTGTTACCGAAGATTATGTGCAAGCGCAGTGGAAAGCCTATGGCATGGAAGTCGAAAAGAGATACGGCACTCCGGCGAAGATGAATGGAAAAGAACCTGTTTTAGCTCTTGGAGAATAAAATGACGTCGCCCGTTACAATTATTATTCCGACTTTCAATAACCCGCAATTCTTAAATCCCTGCGTTTTGTCTATTGCCAGAACCGGGGTTTTAAATGGACTTGCGAAGCTTCTCATCATAAATAACGGTACGCAGCCGATCGGTGACCAATTCAAAGCATTTCCGAACCTAGAAGTTGTAACGCCTGGGTCTAATCTTGGCTGGGAGCGCGGACTTCAGTATGGGATAGAGCATTCTGATTCCCCCTTTCTCGTCTTTCAAAATGACGATACGCATATCCCTCAGTCAGACTCATTCATTTACCATTACATGCTGCGCCACTTCTCGAATGCGGATGTTGCTGCGGTGGGTCCGACAACCACAACGGCGGCCGGCTGGCATAGTATCTATATGCAGTCTCCGATTAGGTCATTGACGGAGGTTTCGTATCTCATTTTCTTTACCGTGATGATTCGCAGGACACATCTGGTAGAGGCGGGAGGAATTGATTTCTCCTGTCCTGGCGGAGACGACATTGATTTGTCAATCAGGCTGCGAAAGAACGGGAAGAAGCTTTTCGTCGATCCGACTGCCTTTCTTATTCACCATGGATTTAAGACGGGCGAGCGTGTGCGGGGCGGTCCTAATGTAGCGGGAGGATGGAATTCCAAGGAAATGACGGATCGTACCAATCAGTGGCTAATTCAGAAACATGGCTTTAAAACCTTTTTGGACACGCTTCGCGGTATTGCAGTGACGGGAAGACCATTAGAGGATAAAG